TCGGCCCTGCATGAACGCCCGGTCGGTGCCGCGAGTTCCAGGCGGCGCGCGCAGAGCGCACATCTCGGCAAAGCGGGGGTTCTGGCCGTCCTGCACCATGCGGACGTAGTGCGACCGCACCTCCGAAGAGGCTCTGGCGATGTCCGGCGGAAGCTCGATCGTGTCGCTCATGGCACCCATAGGTTTGTGTCCCGTCAGCCCTGCATTTCTGGCGGCACCTGCGGAACGTCGGTCGGTGGTGCATCTGGCGGCGGTCCAGCCTCAGGAGGCACCCCACCCGCCCCCTCCGCACCAGCAGGCGGTCCCGGAGGCGTCCCTTCCGGCGGCTGCGGCGCAGGAGGGGGCGGGATCAGATACGGCTTGGCGTCAATATCGAGGCTGTCGGCCCAGTCGGTAATGAGCGCGTTGAGCGGGTCCACAACGCCCATCGGCACCAGCCCTTGCAGAATCGGACCCAGCGTCTGGAGGGCCGCCTGCATCTGCTCGACGCGGGTTGCCTTGTTGGGCTTCCTGGCAGACCCCGCCTCGATCCGGTACTCGAACTCTCGTGCCAGGATCGCCGGGTCCAGCGGCTTGACATGCTGCGCCCATGCCGCAGCGCCAAGCGGGCCGATGATCGGCTCCACATCCGTCGGCTCCAAGAGCCAGCGGGCCGCAAACGCCTCCCTGCGAGCCAGCAGGCTCATGGCGTCTTCGAGCCGGTTTGCCATGTCGTCCGGCCTGACGCTCAGTTGCTCGGCCTTCACGGTCGCCTCTGTGGCGCTCCGTATCTGGCTGGAGGTCATGGCGTAGGCGAGTTCGGTGAGTCCGACACGCTTGTCGAACATCGCCGTCACAGCCTCCAGAATCTTCCACAACTCCGGCGACACCTCCGGAAGCTGGAACACCGAGATGAGGTCGTTCACGCTGCGGCCAAGAGTCTCGCTGATCTCCACGACCTTGAAGCCCTTCTCGGACCCAGACAGGATTTGATCCTTGATGTCTTGGTCGGCGGCCTTGCTCACGCCAAGCAGCGTCTCGCAACTCACGGCCACGCGCTGGGCGATGAACGACAGCGCAAAGTTGATGAACCGAAGCTCGCCGATGCCCGGCTTGATGTGCGAAATCGGCCAGATGTATCCCGGCTTGCGGTGGAAGTCGAGCGGCACGAACGGCCAGCCATTGGCCTCTGTCCAGAACGGGATCGGCCACTGCACCGAGCGGAACAGGTCTGGCGGAACGCCAGCCGACTCGTCGACCGGAGCCTCTAACATCGACGGCGGCATGTTGAGCGGGAAGTCCACGCCCTCGCACACCACGACGTAGCAGTTCTCGCCAAGCCCGTCGAAGGCGCCGACAAGGTCTTTCGGCATGTCCTTCAGCCGGTCGCCAAGCCCCGTCTTGCTCCAGACCTTCCAGTACGTGACAAGCTCGTTGCTCTTGCCAACGCGGCGGCCCTTGTACTGGGCGTCATCGTCGCCGAACACCTGATGGTCGGCGTCGGCGTCGATTGGCTTGACGCCCTCCAAGTGGCCCTTGAGTTGGTCGCGGTCCAAGCCGTACTGGCGAGCCACAACGTCGATCGGGTGCGTGCAGCGCCGGGCGCACCACGTGATGTCCTCGATCTCGGTGGCGTCCGGGTCCATCGTGAAGTTGTCGACGCTGTCGGCAAACGACCCCACGAGAGCCATGTTGGTGCCGGGAAGCTGGACAAGCTCCGTCCACCACACGCCCATGCCCTTGATGATCGCCTCGTCCACGACCCGGCGGCTGTGCGTCTTGAGGTCAAGCTCGTTCGGCGTGTAGTTGAGGTATCGCTCCATCAACAGCGCCGCAACTTTCCTCACCTCCGACAGTTGCATCGTCTGCTGCGCGGCCTGCTGGTACGCCATCATGCTGGCGTCGTCCATCACGCCTACAACCTCCGGCGTCACAAACGGGTACCTCGCGGGCGTCACGTTCCGAACCGGATTGCGGTGGTAGATCACGCTGCCGAACAGCTTGACGGCCTCGAACACGCGGTTGCACTGCATGCGAAACGCCGGAGGCGCGATCGTGCGGTTGTAGCCGTACTCGTGCTTGGCGTACGTGTCTTTCCAGAACCAGTTGTGAGGACCGTCAAAGAACGACATCGCCTCCTGCGCATCCTGCGTGAAGGGGCGCTTGTGCTTCAGAGACAGTTCGATCTTCTTGATCCAGCCCTGCGCAATGGCGCGCAGGGCGTCCTCACCCGTTCTTGGTTCCACCGTTTTGCTTCCTTGCAAGGGCAACCTGTTCCGTCAGGCTGGCGATCTGAGACATCAACCCGTCGAGCTTCTTGGACTGGGCGGTCTGCGGCGAATACTCCCAGCATCCCCACTGCCGCCAATCGGCGTTCTCTTGCAGTCCGGGATCGTCGCGGTGCCGCACGGACGGCTTCTCCTGAAAGCCCGCATACGGGCTGAACGTCAGGATGCACACCGTGCTCACGCCCGGGCGCTGCACGATCCAGCCCAGCACGGGCTCCGCGCAGGTGAGCGGGTCGTGATACCAGTACACGCTGTCGCCAATCCGAACTGGCGGCTGGCTAAAGGATTCGGCTTCCATACTTTGCTCCTGACTGCGGGCCTAAGAAGATGAAGTCGTCGGCTTCTGCGGCCATGCGCTTTTTGCGCCTCCGCATCCAGTCGACGTACCAGGGGTCGGGACCGGCATCCACCTTAGGCTTGTGGTATCGAGGTCGATAGGCACACAAATACTCGAGGCACTGGCAGGCGTGGACTTCGCCCCGCGTATTGGGCTGGTCGGTCACGACGTACGCCCCAGCCACCAGTTGGGTCTTGTGCTTGTAGCGCCGCAATTCCCGCTCAAGGTCGGGGCAGGCGCTGCGCAGCACACGCAGCGTCGGCCTCCCTTCTGGGCGGATGTGGAGATAGTTCCGCACTGCCGACATGCGGGCCTGAACGTCGTCGCACCCGGCAATAAAGCTGTGGCCGGTGGTCTGGCTGGAGACCCCCTGCTTCTTGAGTTCCTCCGTGTACAGTTCGACCGGGAGCCTGCCAGAGCCGATTTCGCGGAGGCGCCCGCCGTGCATGTCGATGAGGAAAGCGTAGAAGTTCTGCCCGACGCACTTCTCCCTCATCTTCTCGCCGAAGATGATGGCATTGCAGTTCCGGATGTAGAGCTGGTCGTAGATCAGGAGCATCGACTCGTCTGGCGGCACGGCTGCGAAAAGCACGGAGGTGACTGCGTGTCCAGGGTCGATGGCGGCGTACCGGCACCAGTCCGAAGGCACCACGAGATTCTCTAGCTCCGTCCTCTCGTAGCCGTGAACGTGCATGGCGAACGTGGGGTAGCAGAGGATCGAGTCGCTGATGAACTCGCCCTCGCTGCGCATCCGCAGCACATCCTCGCCAAGCGCCGACCACGCCTCGATACGCTTGCGCTTTTCCCCGTCGTCGATGTGAGGGTTGTCAAGAAAGCGCAGCACGAACTTAACGATCGAGGGATTCTCGGCGCCATCCTCCGCGAGCTTGTCGGCGCGCTCCGCAAGCGACTGGAGGGAGTCGTTCTTCGAGTGCGGCATGGCCGACCATGCGAAGACGCCCTTGCGGTCGGAGAGGCGGGCCTGCATTTCAGGAACCCACGCATCGCCGTTGTTAACGTCCTCGTCGATGTGGACGCGGTTGGCCTGCCAGCCCTGCGGCGGCTCGCCTTCAGACGAGAAGAAATAAATCTGCCAGCCGTTCGTCAGCGTGCAGGACTGGATGTACCGGGCAGACTTCAGAATCCACGACTTCTTCGCCACCATGCGCGGCGGGATCAGCGGGGGCGCAGGCTTGGCGTCCTTCTCGCGCGCTGCGTCTGTCACGGGGTTGTACGCGCGCCACTCGCCTGTCTGCTCGTCCTTGATGATCTTGAACGCCCCAGCCATGAACAGCATGGGGTAGACGACAAGGCCGATGTGCTTCCAGTCCTTGCCGACGATGGCGAGGATGCCGTCCTTTTCCGGGTACTTGCCGTGCGGGTCTTTGCCGCACACAGCCCGAGCGTCCTCTACGAACGTGCAAAGCGACTTGCCGGAGCGATTGCCGCCCAGAACCAGAATCTCACTCGCCTTGCACTCGTGGACTTCCTCCTGCTTCGGGGTGGGCATGTAGAGCTTCAGCGCCTCGATCCGGCGGCTCGCCAGTTCCGCCTGCATCTCCTTCAACTCGCCCTGCTGGAACGCCCCCAATCGCTTGACGGACGGCAGCGGCGAAATCTGCGGGGGTTTCCGGCGCGACTTGGACATTGAGGAATCCTCCCTGAATGCTCATGGCAATGCGGCTCAGCCGCTGATCGAGTTCGCTCTCAAGCTCCTCGTCGCTCCACTGGGTGAGCGGCTTCTTGGCGCCCCCCAATTCGGTGTTCTTCGTGACGAGACGAACGATGCCTTCGAGTAGCTTGGTGCGATGGGAGCCGCCGGGAGGGGCGTCGAAATACTGCTTCACCATCATGGCGGCGAACCCGCTGGAGCCTCCGAAGTAGTCCATCAGCCGTTCCAGCAGTTCGCTGGAGTGCGGGATGTTCTCCCCTCCCCTGCCAGCAGCCTTCGTGAACGCGCTCAGGGCGCCGTCCTCGATGGCCTTCATGTCTGCGGCCTTCTGCTTGCGCTTCTTGCCCCTGTTCACCTTCGCCCGGCAGGCGAGGCAGCGTGCGTCCCACGTGCCGTCCTTCTTGACGCGGAAGTGGTCCCGCGTGTGCGGGAACTGCTGGCCGCAATCGGTGCAGGTCTTGTCGGCCATGTCAGCAGTTCCATGCCCGCAGGGACTTGTTGATGCGGCTGTCTGGGTCGCTGGCCGTCTCCTTGCTCGTCAGCTTCTTCTTCATGCCCTCCATCCGGGCGCAGAAGGAGTCACGCCGGGAGCCACCCTCTGGCTGTGGCGGCTTGAGGTTGGCGTTGTTCGCGCGGTTGTAGGCCGCGCGCCCAGCGGCATTGAGTCCACCGTCAGGGTCTTGCCCCTCCTTGCGGGTCCACACCTCAGAGCGCAGCTTGCGGATGCGATCACTCATCGGTCTGCCTGGGGGACGGACGTAATCATCGGCGCCATGCCAGTGCGCGGCGGCGGCACGTTGCCAGCCCCCACTTCGCGCTTGGCCTTGAAGCCCTCAAGCTCCGGGAAGTCGAGCAGGCCCGCCTTGTGAAGCTGCGCCATGATCGACTGGCGGTCGCCGTCATGGAACTGCGTCATGGCATCAGGATCGCCGGGCATCGCCATTGAAGAAACTCCCGAAGTGCAAAAAGAAGGCCGCAGGGGGGCGTCCCGTCCCTCCTGCGGCCAGTCGTCGCGACGATGATGACAAGAATCAGAAGCCAGCCGCCGTGCGGACGAGAATCCGACCGGAGGTCGTGGCGCTCGTGTCGATGGCGTAGCCGAGCAGGGCGTTGGCGCCTTGCGCAGCAGCCGAACCAGCCGTAGCCGAAGGGCCGTAGGCCGCACCGGCAGACACGCTGGTCGCGGTCTTCGTCACCGTCGAGGGACCACGAACCACGAGCCAGAACACCTCGTTGTTCGGCACGCCAGCAGCGGGGAGGTACTCGTCCACCACGCCCATGAGGACCGTAGCGGCAACGGCACCGCCGTCCACCTCCGTCAGGATCGCCGAGTCCTTGAACTTGGCAACCGCGCCGGGAAGCAGAGCGGAACCGCTCGTGTTCTTCACCGCGATGCACTCGACCGTCCGATTGCTCTTGATCGCGCCCGTCTTCGGGTCTTCGTCGCGAAACACCTTGCGGGTGCCCACGACGGTCGATCCGTCGCCATTCTCGGCCTCGTACATCGTCACGGTGATGCCAAGCGTCTGGCCTCGACCGAAACCGGGATCAGCAGTCAACGTACTCATCTGCTAGGGAACTCCTTCTTGGGCTCTGGGTCAGGCGAGGGCAGCGAACTTCACAAAGTTGCGCGGAGACTTCATCTTGATGTTGGCGAGGACCGACACGGCGTAGCGGTAGCTGGAGAGTTCCTCGTTGTAGAACGGTCCCTCAGCCTCCATAAGCTGCCCGG